TTATTTTTCCATCGCCCCCTGGCCTTCCGGAGTCGGTCATCGAGCTCGTCGCGAGATGGTAATGAAGGCCCCCGTCCATATATTCGATATTTCCGGCTGTTCTTCTGGCTGGATTATTGCCGTTATTAAAATCTCTTAGACCATTTGCGTATAGATCACCATTATGATGCCCATCTAACAAATCCGCATCCAATCCGCTTCCAGCGCCATCATTGCCTTCGTGCCAGACCTTGTTGTTCTCGAAAAGTAATGAGCCATCGTTCTTGTAGCTCAGATATCTGGACCGAGCGCAATTATATAAATAGACACCAGCGCTTGCACTATAGCCAATCCATGCTGAGTCCGAACCACCTTGTAGGATCTTAATAGCGGAGTCCGCGGCTGACGTGTTCAGTGTAAGCGTAGGGCTGGAACTCCCGCTATTTAGCGTCCCTCCTGTCAATGGCAGATACCCAGACAATGCACTCTTTACCCCACCACTTGTTACTAAGTTAGCACTGTTAGCGGTAGGGGTAGAATCCACACCTGGTATGCGTGAATCCTGAATATTCTCAGTATTACCGTTTGGGAATTTAACTTTATCAATAGCCATTACACACTAGTTTACAGATACACTCAGGTCTCCATGTTTAGCTACTGTGAACTCCTTATTTGAACCAACTGTTATTGTTTGAGCGGCAGCTGTGGCTGTTCCCATACTGGTTACAGCAGAAACATGGTCATTACTATTAGCTGATACAGCGGCACCTGATGCTGAAGCTGATGATATTCCAGTAGCCACATTAACAACACCAGATCCAGCCTGAGCACCTGTAAGTAAAGATATTGTAGGTTGGGCTGTCATCTGTACTCCAGTCACAGCTGATCCAGTTGTAGCTGTTCCAAGACCTGTCATAACAGAAGAGCCACCGCCATTAGAAGCAAGTCCACCAGTAGCAGCTGTAATAGCTGTTCCAAGAGTAGTGTTAGTAGCTGTGACATCAGACCCGTTTCCTCCAGATATGACAAGTGTAGTAGCCTCATTCCCAGTGCCCATATTGAATCCCCAGTTAGACTTATTAGCTGTAACTGCTGTATTGCCTGTCACATTAGGAATTGAAGTTGTAACAAGTTTACTTGTTGCTCCTGGATAAGACTTTACAAAAGTGTCAGTAGCACTAGCCCCTACAGCAGCACCTGTAGCTGTAGCCTTGATATTTGTAGTAGCAGGAGTAACTGATATAGTAGGCTGAGTCACACTAAATGTAGTGTCTGTTCCTAGAACGTCTTTCTTAGAAGTGCCAGAGAAAGTGACTTCTGAGGAAGAGTTAGTAAAAGTCGTTCCTTTTCCCAAAACAGTCACCCCCGTACCTTTATTCAAGATAACAGAATCTTTATACGCTAGCTGTCCAAGTGTCGATAAGTCTCCAAACTCAATCCAAGCCGCACCATCATATATGAATTCTTTCTTATCATAGAAAGCCATATTACCATTTACGGCAGTTACTTCCTTAGTCTCTCCTCCCTTCCTTACTGTAATAGGGTTTGTGGTAGCCCCGTCAGTAAGCTCTGTGACACTCATCCCAAGAACAGCCGTAGATGCCTCCAAAGCTGCTATCAGCTCTCTGGCTCCAGAGTCTCTAATAGGATAAATATTACCTGAAGGAAATTTAATCTGGTCTATGTAAGTCTCAGCCATATTCTAACTCAATTACGATTAAAAATCAAAACACCATTATTCACTTCAGCGAAGTCTATCACATTTAACTTGTTATTCCAAAGACTCCTGTCTTGCTCTGATACATGCATGTCAGTATCGTTTATATGAGTGAGCAAGTCACTCGCTATATCATCTCCTATAAAAGCTAAATCTTGAACATAGGCATGTCCTGAACCTATTTTTATTCCAGGAAAATAAACTGTTTCTCCATCTATCTCCTTGGACTCTTTGTCAGTGTATACTATAATCTGGCCTTCTTTTGGTATGTATTGAACAGAGTCCCAATACTCAGTATCTCCAACTTGAACTTTGAGGTCCTCTATTTTTCTTTCTAAGTCTTCCGCAATATCATCAAGATTGATATTCTTTTTAATGTAGTCAACAAGAGGAGAAGCCAGAATTCTTTTATTTGTCCCATCTTGAACTATGGCAATGCTATCCCCGTCTTTAAACTCATCTGTCTCTTTTAAATCAGTATCCCTGACAGCTGTTTCTGACAACTGTTTGGCTACAGCATCTACTAGTTCTCTAGAAGGTCTTATCATACTCAAACACTTACTATTGACTCTTATAAGCTTACTAAAAGCTATCCATTAAACACTTCACCTAAGTAGGCAACATTGCTCGGAATCTCAATCTCAGATGGTATGCTATCAAGTTTTTCTTTAAGCTCCGTAGTAAAATCCTCTGTTGAAAGCCCCTTACCCTCAACAGCATCTACTTTACCGACAAGCGCATCATATACTCCTCCAGACGTGATAAAGCTCTCACTTCCCTCTGTTGGCACAGTATCTATCTTGTTGAGCAAGTCAGCTAAGGAACTTATGATGTCCATACTTTCTTTTATATGGTCTAAGTCCCTCTTGTCTTGAAATGACATCACTCCATTAGTCTCATGTGTCGCCTCTGGAAGGTGGTCAATGACAAACTCTCCCATTGTGCCTTTAAAGAGAGCGGTTGTGAGAGTCCATCCATTTGAGCCATAGACATATATGCCAAAGTAATCTTTCTTTATAGGCTTTATCCACAAAGTATCCTTATTTGTTGGGGCATGGCTATCTAACCATATTGTATGAAGAACGTGAGGCATATACTATGATTTATTTTGCTTGTTTAACTTAGCTCTTTCTATCTTAAGCTTTTCCCTATCGAGTTCCAACTTCTTGTCAAACTCTCTTATTTTCTCCTCAAGCTCAGCTTTCTTGTCAGCACTGATTTCCTCTATACCATCATCCTCACCATATTTTATGGCAAATCTTTGCTCCTCTGCCCTGGAGTTGATTTCAGCCACAAGAATCTTGGTCTCATTATCCTCTTTGTGCTGTCTCTCTTGGGCCTCAATCTGCTGAAGCTTTGTCTGCTCTTGCATTTGAGCAATTTGTTGCTGCTGCTGAAGTTGCTGCTGCTGGGCTTGTTGGGCTTGTTCCTGAGTCTGTCTCTCATCCTCTTCAATCATTCTTTGCTTTTCAGCAAGAGAAGCTGATGAGTAAATCTTCATGATTGTTCCAAACTTAAGTGTCTGGTTTTGAAGGGCAGCTTGGGCAAGCATATCAAGCTTTTGCTTCATCTCAGCTGTTCCATTACCATTATCGAGGACAATTCCACAGTCGCATTCAGCAAGCATAGAACCGTCAACCTCAAGAACCTTTCTTGAATAATCAGATGTTATATACTCAAATTTCTTTGACCTTCCCTCAAAAGCCACTTTAGCGGTCTCATAGAAACATTCAAGAGCCCTTTTCTTAACATCATCATGAACAGCGAACAGCCACTCTGTAATATGTGAGGATTGAAGTGTAGCCCTCTCAACTCCTCCAACAGTCTCTCTATTAGATACCTGACCTTCTCTTTGTTTGTTGATGCCAGTTATCTCTCCCATCTCAGCCTTAATATACTCAAGAATATTAATATACTGCTGTATATTATTTCCCCAATCGGCATCTATGACTCCTGACTGGGCATTGTTAAGGCTTCCAGCGATGAGGTTTCTAGCTTTGCCGTATTCTCCTTCTTTAAATGAGTCCGTAACAGCTATGCCAGAAGTCTTGGCAAAGTACATCCACTTCTCAACATTCCAATCTTTAGGAACTTTGGCTAAGTCAAGTTGTATTATCTTTCCCCAGTTTCTGGCCATCATCTTATTAAGCCTGTCATGAATGGCGTCATACAGATAATTATACTGTTTCATCCTGTCCACAAGAGAGAAAGGACGGGACTCATTCATGTTGTATATTGACCCTATGATGCCAAAATGACACTTAGAAGGATTAGAAAGAGAAGAGTATTGAACTACCCTAGGCCTCATACCTATATATATATCCTCACCAATGAGAGTGGCTTCCCAAGCTTGGTTAACCCATAATGAGGTTTCTTCCTCACCTTTCTCTTTTATGCAAATATAGTTCTCATCCCTAAGCTTAAACTGCTCCTCACCATTCTCGTCATAGTACTTGATTTTCTTGATAAGTCTTCTTGACTTCCAGAACATTCTAAGTATCCTCACATTACCAGCAAGGTCATAAGGAAGAAGAGTAGTGTTTGGAGTCTCATTGAAGAGATTAGAGTAATCAGAGAAGAATCCGTCAGAATGTATCTCATCTGACATCATATTCATATTGATGAACCCATACCTCTCATCAATATTATCCATCTTGTCAGAATAATTCTGGCCCACCAAATCAGGAAGCTCATCAAGATACTTTATATCTTTAGGAGACAACTGGTCATAGAAGACATCGACAACTTTTCCAGGAGACCAGTAATCTTCATATATGATGACATCAGCATCCTCAATCTTATTAGAGAATCCAGATTTGAATACTCTGAGTTTAAGAGGGTTCAATCTTTCTATAGTAGGTTCTCCACCAACTATATCACACATATATATCTCCTCTCCAACAGCCTCAGCATCTTGAAATCCCTGATTAAACATCAGAGGCATATTATACTCTTTGATGTAGTGCCTAAGAACCTCGTTACAGACAACCTCTCTAGAGTCCTGCCAGTTGAACTTAAGATATATATTCAGTTTCTCTATCTCTTCTTTATATTGTTCCTCAGACAGGTTTTTATCCTGAACAAGGCTTATGAGCTTCTTTTTTGCTTCCGCTACTTTATTCTCCTCAATCTCAGATACAGCATTTGGATTGGTTATTATGGCTCTCCACTCAAAAGGCCTCCTAAGCTCTTCCCCACGAAGAACATCAAGCTTTGAGTTCATTATTGGATAATGCTGAATCTTGTCTGGAATAAAACCAGATGTTATGCTCTCAGGATTGATGATAGCGGCAACATCCTCCATATGCAGCCTGCCATTAAGAAGGTCATAGTTGATCTTCTTATGAACCACAGACTTTCTAACAGGGCTGCTGTTAAAAAAGGTCTTTGTATTTGCCCAATCAAGATGCTTCTTCCTCCAAGCCTTTGTCTTTTGGCTCATGCGAAGTTGCTGTCTTGGGAACCTTTCAAAACTTCTCATATAATCTTAATTATACTCAATTACAAATTTGAGGAATAAAATCATCAGTTACAAGCATAATAACCCTATTAATAATATACAACATACAATAACTATTGTATATTAAAAGCTCTTTTGACATAATCAGGCATGTTATTGTATAATGCTTTCTTATCGTCATAGTTGACGGTAAAGAACTTGTCTTTTCCAAGATAATCTGATGGAGCCTCCTGCCCAGAAGCTACATCTCCACCATATAATATCATGAACTCCTCTCTATACAGCATCAGCATTCCAAAAGCCCTTACACGGTCAACATTAACATCAGGACTATATAGCAGGCACTCCTTTAGAAATGCCCTATTCTTCAGCTTATATAGTTGAGGAACCTCCACTTCTGTCTCATTGCCATCAATCTCCTTAGTGACCGTGGCTCTTTTAAGAAGCCACTGCTGGGTAAGCTTATCAGCATACTTGTTAACAGGTTGAGTAGCGTTAATTCCTTTGGCACGATTTCCGTATCCGATTTCCTTTATAATCATCTTGTCCTTAAGATATTCAGGAGTATCAGCCAAAAGATATAGACTGTTCATCATTGAAAAGTATGCGAATGCTCCCTTCTTATTCTGCTCATACATACACTTGGCATTGTAGAACAAGCATATCTTTCTCAGCCTCTCAAAGTTATCATCAGCATACTGAAGTCTTCCAGTCCATTCACAGACAATCTCATCAGTAAACAAATCCAATACAAATGTTGACGTGAGAGACATTGTATTACTCTCATCATCATCAACAGGGTCATGACCAACTATGTATCTTCCTGCTGGAACTTTGCCTGTTGAGTCCTTCTTAGGCATTGAGTATATCTCTATAGCTCCAGCAGCCTTATTATCTTTAAGAGGAAAGTCCCTTATTGGCATATCGTCAGTAGGCACAAACTCTACTTGACCAGAGCTATTAAATACCAAATCTCCTATATAGACATCATCATATACTCTGGTGTCATTGTCCAACTGGTTTATTCTCTCTGTTATATCCACAGTGGGGAATATGGAGCCTTTTACCCTAAGAATAGCCTCTTGAGGAGTAATTGGAATATGGGCTATCTTCTTGGCAATGGTAGCTGGATCAGAGGAGTTGTACTTAACCTTATATCTGTCAAGGAGGATAGTCAGAAGGGCTTTGGTAACATCAGAGTTTCCATTCTCATCATAGCATCCAGCAAGATTAAGATAGCCAGGAAAAAAGTAAGTAAAGAGCTTCTTTCCTAGTCCCTCTTTGTCATATACGTTTTCAACACCATAGGCTTTATATCCTTCGGGATTGTACATTATTTCTTGGAGAGCTGAAAAGTCACTCTCATCATCTCCAGATGTGCCATATCCATAGAGCATCCCATATACGTCATCATTATCCATGACTGAGGGAAGAAGGTTATTCCAGAGGCCAAGAAGGTTAGAGAAATATCCTGCCTCCTCAAACAAATACAGAACTCCACGAGAGCCAATTAATGATGCTGTGTCTTTTTGTGATGACTTGCCAACCACGGAGTTAAGAGTTCCCCTGTTTGTTCCAGAATCAAGGTCTTTGTACCCCATTTGCCAATTGAAGTCAGAAAGAGAGTTGAATAGCCTTCTTGCTGGCCACTGCATATGTTGGGCTATGAAGTCAATGTCATACTGAAACTTGTCTAGAGTCTGGTCTCCATTAGATAACTTGGACTTGTCAGTAGCCGTGATATAAGACACAACTCTCTCAGTGACATCCTTTGATTCTCCAAGAATAAACCTCTTGGCAAGCATTGCGGCACCGTAAAACGATTTACCCTTCTGGCGCGAGGCAAGCTCAACAGCCATCTTACCATTATCTCTTGCTTGTTCAAGATAATGAGCTTTAAGATAGTGTCCTTCCCATATAGAAGGAAAGCCTATAACACGCTGTGATTTCTTTTTCCCCTCTACTCTCTTTGATATAGACATTGGAGTATAGTTCCAAAAGAAATAAAGGTCTCCAGGAATCCATTCTCCATCAGATTCTCTCACATATCCTTCCCAGCATCTTCTAGTCTCCTCCCTAATCCATTTACCGAACTCAGAGTTTGGGTTTGGATTTGGTCTGAGATCTGTGTATCTTCCAGTAGTCTCATAGTGTCTTGCCGCAGGCCTGAAGTACTGCATATCCTCAAGTATATGAGGATGGGTGATATCCACTATAATCTTACCTTCATTATCACGTTCAAGGTCTTTAGCCCTCTTTCTTTCAGGAGAAACTAAAGACCTTATAAGTGGAACATTATTAAAGAAATCAAGGAATTGTTCCTGCACCTCTTTTGGTTGGTTGTCAAGATTTAAATCCTCAAACCGAGTTTGCAGGGGATTCAGATTCAAACTTTCCATTTATCAAATCATTATAAATCTGAGATGATGTCCACATAAACGCAGTAACCAGAAACCTCTTTGAAAACTCTCTCATCATAGCATCTGTCTCACCAGAAGGAATCCTCATAACCTCCTGGACTGTCAGGCAAGGAATCTTCTTTTTAGTCTCTGGATTATAGTAATAGACAGTATCCTTCACCTTCTTCATCACTTTAAAAGTGGTGTCACTATCAATATCCAAGACGTTGATTAGTCTGCCTTTCAAATGAGGATTAGTTGCCTTAATTACTTTCTCAATACTCTCGACAATGTCATTAATTGCATCCATACTAGAATCCTCCAAATCCGTCATCAAATATTGTTTTCTCATTGCTGCCTCTAGCTCTTCCAGACTCATTGAGCTCCTGAGTGACTTTCTTCTCAGCAGTACTCAGGTCTTGGACCAATTTAGGTATCATAGACACAATAGAGGTAATTGTCTTTAATGAGTTCACCTTGTCTTTATCCTCTAAGGAAGAGAGATTAAAGTCTCTAAGCTCCTTTCTTATTTTATCTATAGTGTTTCTCACATCCTCAAGAAGGAGGGCTGATGTAGTCTCACAATGCTTCTTATACACCTCCATAGCCTCTTGAAGAAACTCAGAAGGAGTGAAGTTGCTTGGAAGACCCTCTTGCTTTATTATCTCTTTTGCCCTTTCATTCAAGTCAGTAATATAACTATAAGTACTTCTTGGATCAACCATGAAATAACAGTAAGAGACTTGTTGAAGAAACTTCTCCTTTCTCTCACTCCTGTCATTGTTCCAAAGTCTCCTGAAAGGCCTTATCAGCATAATTTCAGGAGACGGAACAATGGTATAATCTCTAAACTCAATCAGATGCATTATGTGGTAGGCAGTATCTCATTCTTGATTACCTGAACCATTGACTCTGGTTCATCTGGAAGCTCATTTCCCTCAAAGACATACCTCACATCAGCGTCTACAAGAATGAGGTGTGTGACACCATTAATCTCAACTGTCTTGAAATTATATCCGATAACAGGATTATCAGTAATCACACCATCCTTAAGAGATCCTTTCTGATGCTTCATCACAGCATACCTTGTAGGATCTATCATAACCTTATCACCAGGTTCAATGTTCTTAACCATGCTACCTACAGCAACAACTGTCTGGTATTCCTTGAGTGAGCCCCTTGACTTCGTCGGGTCAATAATACCACCAGTCCTGTAGTCATCCTCATACTTGTCAGCTGTAGTAATGATGTTATTAAACATCGGTTTCACTTTTGTTATTTTCAGCATTTTTTCTCTCTTTTAGTTCATTTAGTCTTCTATTTTTAGCCTTATAGGTCCTATAGTCACAATACAATCTCCCTATTTTGGCCACATAGTATCCGTACCTGTTTCCAGTAAAGTCCTCAATTCCCATATTGTCATGAATATCAAGAGCTTTTAAACCCTCTTTTATACAGTTCCAATATGCTGAATACAACATCTGTACCCGCTCTTTTGAGATACCTAAATCCTTGGCCACATCCTTATACAGACTCTTTACCAGCATCGTTAATCTCAAAGAAAAGAAGTAGTTTAAAATCCTTTGCTCCAGGTTTAATAGTCGGAATAATCTTCGAATTTAACTCATTACCTTTAATCACACCAGCCTTTCTGAGTTTCACCATTATAACCTGAAAATGTGCGACTGAAAGATTAGTCTCCGCCATTATCTTCTTTTTGGTCTGCTCAGAAAATAAGACCTGATTAAGGATTTTCTGGTCACTTATCTTTGTAGATAAGTAATACCGATTCCTCAAAAACGCAGCTATAACATCTTGCTCTCTCTCTGTCAAATTATGCAGGAACTTGATGCATTTTAGCCACAACCTGAAAAAATCATCCAGTGATGTCTGAAGAGGAATCAAGTTATCTATGTTCACTTCAGGAGTCATCACTTCTTGTCTGTTTTTGATGTGTCTTCTTCTTTCCCAAAAAGTATTTTCTGAATCTCTGAGGTACACATTCCTACAAAGTCAGGGTCAAAAACAGCATATTTATCGACTACCCTAAACAAGAAATCAAGTCTTGTCGCTGCCATATCAATGCTGTTAAGCCTTAAATAGGCATCATTCAATCTTTTAGAAAGAATGATGTTTTCCTTTTCAAGATCCTCATAGGACCTTTTCTCTGTGTTTTTCTGCTCTTCCATTGCTTAAATTTTAAAATTCTTTACCGTATTTCTCCTTATACATCTTTTGCCAAGTGTAGATGTCAGTGACACCTATGTCTGTACAACTACAGTCATCACAGTAATCAAACTGGCCAACTGTCTTTATAGCCAACGAAAGGCATCTCCTGCAATAATACACAGGCTCGTTGTCATAATCTTGATTGGAGTTAAGCTCCACTTTTAATTCGTAGCTAGGCATTTCTCTGATATAATAGATACCATTCTGAATTACCCTTAATGACCTGTATTATATTTTCTTTGGTCAAACCATTTGAGTTGATGGCATTAACCACCTCCCTCATTGTCCTACAGACAAGCACATCAACAACTGTATCCTTCTCTTTCATCACCAAAACAATATTTGAGCCTCTTGTAGGGATCAAACCCACGACCTACTGAGTACAAATCAGTTGCTCTATCAGCTGAGCTAAAGAGGCTTATAGTTGAGGTATCAGGACTCGAACCTAAAATGACAGAACCAAAATCTGTAGTGTTGCCATTACACCATACCTCAGTTGAAGCTATTTCTGCTTCTTTGTAGTTTTCTTTACCGGTTTAGGTTCCTCTTCAACAGCCTCTTTCTTGATCTCTTCCTCTACTTTCTTGGCAGCTTTTTCAGAGGCAATCTCGTGTTCAAGCTCACCTATCCTATTCTGAAGAGCCATCACAGTCTCTTTAAACTCTGATATAATACCATCTTTTCTGGCCAGCTCACTATTATTTTTCTTAACAATGCTCTCAATCCTATGCTCATTCGCTTCCATAGAGCACTTGAGATCTTGAATGGTATTATGCCTCTTTATAAGAAGCACAGCAATACAAACTAGCGAAGCCAGTGCAACTATTCCAGAAAGCCCTACAGGTATAAAAGGACCTGTGGAGATGCATGTTCCTGCGGCAACAAAGCCAATGAACACAAGAATTCCAGGAAGGTAAAATGACAGAAATCCTTCCTTAAAAGACATTGTAGAGTTACTCATGATTTTATAAGTTTATTAGTTTGTGCAATGTTAACAAAAATATTTTAAAAAACAAAGAATATAGTTATAAAGTGACATCATACTCATTACCTAACGCCTCAAACAAATCCCTAATTATCTCATCATTAGATGGAACTTCAGGAACAAAATGTTTGGCAGTGGCTCTTCTTCTTTTTCCAGGGATTAAGTCTATCTTAGTTTCCTGAGTACTTGGAATAAAGGGCAGCAAAGGAGAGGAGAAATCAATATCCTCGTAGGGAGAAGATTCGGCATAATATATAGACGGCATCCCTATAGGAGCAGATGAGTATTCCTCAGGGTTGAGGCTTAATTTAGATGCCACTTTCACCTGATCATAGTAATTAGGAAAAGGAGATGAAGATGAATATTGAGTGGCATCAGAAGATAAGAACAGCCCTCTCTCGTAATCTCTTCTCTTTCTAAGTCCTGGATTCCTCTTATCATTATACCCTATATCCATATGAGAGGCTACGGCATTCCAATCCTTGTCTTTAAGAGCTTGCTGAAATTTCGGAGACTTGGTAGTGTAATTCCCAGGTCCCACATTATACATATAAGAAAGCAAGGCATCCTTCTGATTCTGAGATAAAGAATCATAGTTTGGAGTATGTGTCTTAACCATTCCAGCAAACTTATCAAGCACCCTGTCAAACTCCTTGTCAGCCTGCTCTCTAGTCATGCCATTGGGATACTTATTCTTATAATATTCCCCAGTAAATCCATACCCTATAGTAGGCACTCCATTCCCATCAAGATACCAATTAGATCTGAATGCCTCAGTTCTCTTAATATAGTCCTTTATAGACTGTGATGGTGAATACTTATTAAGCTCTTTACCGTATGCCGCAATATTATTATTCTCAGTAAGGGATTTATTAGTGGGATTGCTTGCTACACCATTCAGAAGAAACATTATAAACTCAGGACTATACCTCTCCAAAAAGTTATTTGTCTTCCTTCTCTCATTAAATGAATCATCCCAGTATCTCTCATCAAACATGTCTACAGGGGTAGAGAAAGTATCTATCTCATGAGCATTACCGTTTGACTTGATTGCCTCTATCCACCTTCCTCCAATAGGATTAGTAGTGTCTGGAGTCAAATCATTGATGATTCTTCCATCTTTTGTTTCACCGCTATAAGTATTCCCATAATTTTTCATATACTGCAAGAAAGCGTTCCTTCTCGCATATATCTCACTAGGGTCATCAAGATATGGATCATACTGAACACCATCACGAAGAAATCCATAATAAGGCTTTCCATTATTATCATAATCCTGATAACTGGTGTCTATATAACTTTTTATCTTGTTCTCCTGATCCGTGAGTCCTAGACTATGTGTTCTCTCATGTACAGGAGCGTCTCTCATATAATAATGTGATGTGTTGTATGAATACGGAGCATAGTTTATTCCAGTATAAGAATTATAGTATCCAGCAGTCTTATCTGACAAACTAGAGTCAATCTTATAACCTTGGTCAAGAGAAGAGAATATGCTAGACATATTAAGTTCTGGAAACATTGAGCTTCTTCCACTATATAACTCTGATAAGAACTTCTTACTATCAATATCCTGTTTTTCCAGCCTGTCATAGTATCTGTCAGCTGGAGTAGTAGAGTCAAAGTATTTCTTTGCCTCACTCTCCTTTAAATAATAATCAAGCCTATTATTGGCATCAGAAATATCGGCATCCACTGAACTCATGTCAATCTCAGGTAATTCAGGAGCAGAAGATCTTCTTCTAAATATACCAAGTCCTCTTCCTTTATCTCCTCCTCCAGCAAATGAGTTATAATGTTTCCTCATAGACGGCAAATCAAGTATTCCTCCATCCATATATAATCCTATAAGATCAGCTCTTTCTCTTATAGACAAATCATTCCAGTTACTCATACCTTTATAATATATACACCACAAATATAATTATAAAACATATAAATACAGAGCTAATAACAAAAACACTATCATACTTCTCAGCATGATAGTGTTTTGTCAGATTGTGGGCGTTATCAATGACGTATATCCTGAATGCAAAAACGTAAAAAACAAAGAAATGACAAGAAGAAATTCAACCCCTAAACACTTAATTAAAACACTAATTCAACCCTTAAGTCCTCACAACCTGACATTACCCATGAAATACACACAAAAATTACACAATGTAAAACAACCTATCAATTATAACCAAATAAGCATATTTCTCCCTAATTCCTTATGCTTCTCTCATATTACCATTCCTTAAACTATCAGAATAGGAGCTACCTGCGATTTTCTCGCTTTTCCCCCGTAGCCTTGGGGTGGCTTCATGCAGCAAACAATGGGCGGTTATCCACCTTTCAGCTCCTAGTGGAATATCTTAAAGTCTGTTTCCCTCGACGATGATACGTACAGACACCAAGGTTACTCCATGAAGTCATTTATGTCCTATCTGAAAGCTAAGGAGGAATTTTGAAAGTGATAAGTACTTTGAGATCCCTCACGCTCTCTTGTGACAAATATAGATAAATAAAAACCAATAACCAAGAAAAAAGTAAAAAACTTATTGTAACAAAAATGTTATGTAATACATTTGGACTTATGAATAAGATTTTGTACCTTTGCTGAACATACTTAAAGATTCCTAGCTCTTGTCCCCAGATCCTTTATAATTAGGGTTTGGGGACTTTTTTATATCCTATCTAAGGATACCATAGAAGCAGAAAAGTAAAACCAAAAAATAAAAAATAAAAAAAAATAAAATAAACTATATTTGTTTTAGGGTAACATGCTCCGTCCCTTACACCCCCTAGCCCTTGAGAGATTGGGAGTATCCCCGCATCTTAATCTCTGTCAGTGCATAGCGGGATTTATACACTTAGAACCTTCCGGTGATTAGGTTAACCGTCTCACAGCCTTATGGCAAAGAATCTCAACATCTTATCTCGACAGAATGTCATCTCCTTCATGCACAAACTTGGCGCAGTCAATCTCGACATTGTGCCCAGCAAAGATAAGGAGACCAAGACTCTTCGTAAATATGAGGACGGCACCCAGAAGTACTTCTTCGCTCTCGACGACGAAGCTGGCACTCGCGGTGCTGTCAGCAAATCGCTGGCAGAAGACCTTGATGCTGGCAAGCAGCTCAATGTCGCAGACCTCGTAGTCGCTGACACCATCATGGAAGGCAGCACTGCGCATGTCTCCATGCTCATGCGTCGTGGAGAAAGCAACTCTGTGCAGCGCATCCATTGCTAAGCCACAGGGACATCAAGGCACCTGAGCAATCAGGTGCCTTTGCTCTTTTTATCTGGAATTGCAATACAATTTCAGAGTCTTTTAAGTCTTAATTCCATAAAATACTAGTTATTATGGACAACAATAGCTCAAATAAGAGCTTCTTTTGGTTCGATGGACAATGGTTCTACAGCCAAGAAGCTCTTGACAAGTACATTGAGCAGACTGCTTAAGTAGTCTTGAGTCTTGTCACGGGGTTCACACTCATCCCTATAAATAAAAGTGTTTTTAAGAGTCAGAGCTATAACATTAATAATAAGAAACTTCAAGCTGACACCAAGTAAAAATACTCACACAAAATTTATCGGCAAAGCTGAAAAGGTTAGCCTAGTGCAGAATCTGTGGTTCGCGACCATTCTCTTCCATGAAGAACTTAGATGAATGGTTTCAAGAATCTGCGTAATGAAACTACGCCTTGGTTTGTGAGATTATTATTATAAGACTATAGCGAAAAGCATCATGATTGGCAAAGTTCAATCCTCTGATGCTTTACTCTTTTTTTAGCGGTAGTGGTGAAATGGTATACACGCTACTTTGAGAGGGTAGTGGGCATTAGCCCGTGTGAGTTCGACTCTCACCTACCGCACCACAGAAGTTCATTGACCAGACTGAGTAAGTCTGGTCAGGACTTCAACGGGGTTCACACTTATCTCTGTAAATAAAAGTGTTTTTTACTGTTCTTAGTGGCAATAAAACCTGTCCCAGCAGATGTAATATTGGGCGTTGCATAGAGCGAGAAACTATGATACCTTGTGGTGTAAAGGCAGAAACCATAGTGAGTGATGAGTACCACTTAAAA